CATGGATCTGACTTCTGTGCTTCCCAATAAACATTCTCAACCAGGAAGTCGTAGCTTAATCCTTTTACCTCTGCTGGTCTTGCTGCCAACTCATGCCCTAAAGCAAAGCCAACACACGCACCCTCAGTGCCCTGATCAAACCAATCATTACATCGCCATGTATATGATCTAAGCTTACGCGTTGTTCTAATAGAGGCAATCGAATAGCCTCTGCTTTTTTCATCAAATTGCTCTACACGATCTAACTTCAAGTCAGACGTCATAATATTATTTTTCAGAAACGTTCTCATATAATTATTTATTCACCTCTTCTTCCTCTTTTCTTTTCTTACACGCTACACACCTTTTACCTTTTTTGCACTTCTTACACTTTGTAATACCACTACGCGTTAGTGTGCCACCAAAGATAGACTTAGGTATTCTATTATCTCCAGTCGCGTATGAATCCGTATTACCTACAGAACCACCTTCTAGCCCCTCAGAACCACCAAGAGCACTACTAGCTGTCATCTCCTCCTTAAGCACCTTAAAGAATTTACGCTCAAACATATCCATGTATATATTTATCTTATATGTTGATTTTTCTATGGCTTAGGTTATAATTAATATATTATGGATTTATTAAAGCGTTATATGGACGAGATCGGTCAAGATCTTGTTGTAGATGATTTTAATCTTAAGGAGGTACAGATGAGACTACCAGCTCGTAAACATTTTTGGGTAGCTAGGTTGATGGATGCCAAAGTAGAGAAGAATAAACTACTAGCTAAAAAGAAGCAGCTTAAAAAGGAGCTCACAAAAAAGGTAATTGTCGACTCACCAGTTAAAATCAGCTTATCTACAGCGGAGCAACATGCTGAGAGACATGAATCAGTTATTAAAATTACAAATGATATAAGTGAGCGTACAGTTATAGTAGAGTACTTAGAGAAGGTTGAAAAGGTTTTATCAGCAATGAGCTTTGACTTAAAAAATATTGTTGAGATTAACAAACTCGAGATGCTTTAGTAATGATTTCTTTTGATTATAGTAAAAGTACTAACAAGCTTAAGATCAGATGTGAGGATACTGATTTGTTTAGTGAAATACGAGAGTACTTTAGTGTAGAAAATCCAAATGCCCGCTTTGCTAGGCGGTATAATAGGTTTGCACCATCACGGAAGTATGTTATTACGGGTACTGGTACATGCGAGCTTGGGTTATATTGGGAAATTCGTAAATATCTAATCAGTAACCAAATTAACACAGATATAACAATAAGTCCAAACCTTGAAAAGGCATTAAAGGTAGGCATCAAAACGGAGTTATGTGGTGGTTTTAAGTTTGAACTACGTGATTACCAGTCTGATGTAGTCAAAAAGGCATTAAGTCTAGGTAGAGGTACGTGTGTATTAGGTACAGGTGCTGGTAAAACCTTTATTACTGCTGCGTTAATTGAGAACTTCTTTAGAAACTCTCCGGATAAAGATACATTTAAGTGTTTAATGCTTGTACCAGACTTAGGTTTGGTGTCACAGACGTATGATGAGTTTATTAACTGCGGTTCTACGTTTAAGCTTACTAAATGGACAGGTAAACACAAACCAGACCTTACTGCTAACGTAATAATTGCAAACATTGGCATCATTCAGAGTAGATTTGAAGATAACGACTGGTTAAAGTATATAGATCTATTAATAGTTGATGAGTGTCACAAGATAACTAGTGGTAATAAGATATCAAAGATAGTACACAAGATTAAAACACAAAATAAATTTGGATTTACCGGTACATTACCTGAAGACGATGTAGATAAATGGTCTATTATAGGTAAACTAGGCCCAGTTGTATACGAAAAGACAAGTTATGAGCTCAGACTTGAAGATCATCTCGCAAATGTCAGTGTAAAGGTACTGGAACTTAACTATACACAGCGAATTAACTATGTTACTAACAATAGATACAGGGAAGAGCTAGATTTTGTGTATGAAAACGCGGACCGTAATAGTTTTTTAGCAAAACTATGTGCTAAACTGCCAAATAACATATTAGTTTTAGTAAATCACATCAAACACGGTGAAATTCTACAAGAATACCTAGAAAAGGTAGAAAATAAGCAGGTTTACTTCATTAGAGGTGAAGTTGCTGTAGAAGAACGTGAAGAGATTAAGCAAATTATGGAGAAACATGATAATGTTGTGTGTATAGCTATAAGTGCTATCTTCTCCACCGGTATTAACATTAAGAACCTTCATAACATTATATTTGCCGCAGGAGGTAAGTCGTTTATACGCACAGTACAGTCTATTGGTAGGGGACTACGTAAACATACATCAAAAGATAAGCTTATTATTATGGACGTGTGTGATAACCTACCTTACGGTATGAGACACTGTGAGAAGCGTAAAGCTATTTACGATAAAGAGAAAATCCAATACAAAGAAGTGCAAGTAAAGCCTTTTTAAGTTGATAACAGTCAGTTATACTATATAATTAATAAAATGACCAAGAAGAAAAAAGCAGAGTACTATATTGAGCCGAAGGTATTTAAGGCCGCATTACGTAAGTACTATGATTCTGATGTAATGACAAATGATCTAGCAGAGAACATTAAGAAGATAGCTTATGGGTTAAGTTACAACGCATCATTTATTAACTATTCATATAAGGATGATATGATTGGTGACGCGCTTATTAAGATGTACTCTGCACTTAAGTATAAGAAGTATAACTTTGATAAAAAGACTACTAAAGATGGTAAGGCCACACAATGTAATCCCTTTTCTTACTTTACTACAATCGCTTACCACGCCTTTATTAATAGAATAAAGAAAGAAAAGAAGCATCACGAGACAATCTGTAGCTATAAAGAGCGCGTTTATGAGGATATTATGACTGACCCAAACAATACACAGGGTCATGTATACGTTAAGCCTATAGATGAGAATGATTACTAAGCTTCATAAGCCTAGAGTAGCTATATTTTCTGACTTACACTTAGGTGTTCATTCGAACAGCTCGGAGTGGCATAGTTATGCTATAGAGTGGGCAAATTGGTTCAGAGATGAATGTAAAGCTCAGAATATTAAAGATATTATATTTTGTGGTGATTGGCATCACAATAGAAGTGAGATCTCTGTAAGTACTCTTCAGGTATCAGCTGATATATTAGATATTTTATCAGAATTTAATCTGATTGCTATTACAGGTAATCATGACATATATTACAAGCATAGAACTGATGTTAATTCTATATCTATTTTTAAGAATAGAAAAAATGTAACTATATTAGAAAGCTATCAAACAATTGAAGCGTTTGACCGTACCATTTCTCTATGTCCATGGAATACATCTACAAGTGATATACAGAAGAGTGATGTTATCTTTGGTCATTTTGAGATTGAGTCGTTTAGAATGACTGAATATAAGGTATGTGAAGAAGGTACAAAAATAAAGGANCTACTATCTAAATCTGGTTTGGTTATATCAGGCCACTTNCACACCAGACACGAGAAGCAGTTTGGTGCAGGTACAATTTTNTATGTNGGTAACCCGTTTCAGATGGACTTCGGTGATGCTGGTAATCAAAAAGGTTATCATATTTTAGATTTAGATANTTTAGAGTATGAGTTTAAGCCAAATAACATCTCACCAAACTATAAGAAAATAAATTTGAGCGAGCTTGTAGAAGAAGGTAGTATTACACCTATTACTGTTAATAATATTGCTAATAACTTTGTTAGGTTGAAGATTGATATGAATATATCACAGCAAGACATGGATATACTTTATGATGTACTATCAAAACTTAAGCCTGAGTCATTAACTATTGATTATGATATTAATTTTAATAGAATACTAGAGAATACAGAGCAAAAAGAAGACTTATCAGGTATTGATGTTAAACAAGCTATAGTTGAGTTTGTAAACATGCTGGATATTGACAATGCTGATGATATAATTGATTATACATTAAATCTATATGAAAAATGTTAACTTCCAACGGCTAACAGCTGTAAATTTTCTATCTATTGGTGAGGACCCTGTAACTGTTGAGTTTAAAAAGGGTCTACATGTAATTACTGGCTCAAATAAAGATAAGCCAGATAGAAGGAACGCTATTGGTAAGAGTACCATAGCAGATTCTTTATACTTTGCTATATTTGGTGATACACTTCGTGATATAAAGAAGGATCTTATACCAAATAACATTACTGGTGGTAAAACACACGTCGAACTGGATGTTGAGGTAGAAACACTACAGGGTAAGGATGACTATAAGATAGTTCGGACACTCAGTCCGTCAAAGGTATTTATATATAAGAATGGTGAAGATAAGACTAGGGATAGTATATCAAATACTACCAAATACATTTGCGAAGTACTAAGCGCATCACCTGCTATATTTCAGAACTGTGTTATTATGACTGTTAATAATGCTATTCCGTTTATGGCAAAAAATAAAATCGAAAAGCGTAAGTTTATCGAGGATATTTTCGGTATGGAGGTGTTTAGTCAGATGCTAGCTCAGCTGAGATCAGAATACAATGAGATCAGACGTGAATATGAGACAGAGATGGCAAAATACGAAGAGATTGAGAACAGCCTTAAGAACTATAACCGTCAAAAAGAGGTCACTTTAAATAGACGTCAGGAAAAGAAGCAGACATATCTAGCAAGGCAGCAGAATAACGAGGGTGAGATAGTTAAGCTTAATAAAGAGTTAGATACTCTTGTTGTTGATGATGTAGCAGATATACAAACAAATATTGATAGGCTACAAGATAAGATGGAGGTATGTGATTCGAAGATCGCTTCCTTTATTACGGATATTAGTACAAAGAAAGCGCAAGTTGACCACTCGAAGAAGACATACACAAAAATAGGTACTAGTGATGAGGCATGCCCGGTATGTTTGCGACCTATTGAAGAGCATGATATAAAGAATATTGAAAAGGAAAAGCAACAGCTCAAAGAGTCAATTGATAATATTGTTATAGATATCAAAGATGTTCATTCATCTCTAGTTAAAGCTAAAGAGATAAAGCAGAAGATTTATGATAGTGCTAATACTCTTAACAGCCGCTTATCTGAAACAAGATTAAGATGTCAGAAGCGTGAGAATATTAAGCAACGACTTGATCAGCTTACCGGTTGGCAGGCTGAACTTAAGGTTGATCTAAAGGCAGTAGAAGATCTACAGACTGACTTCGATGATCTGATTAGTGAGACGACTGACCGTGTTAATACAGCAGATAAAAATATTGAGCAGTATAGAAAGCAAATATCAAAACTTGATATTGTAAAGTATATTGTATCTGAAGAAGGTGTTAAATCATATATTGTACAGAAGCTATTAGATTTGCTTAACAGTAAGTTATTACACTACTTACGTAAGTTGGATTCAAATTCTATCTGCTTATTCAACGAGTACTTTGAGGAAGAGATCCTAAATGAGAAGAACAAGGTGTGTTCATACTTTAACTTTTCCGGCGCTGAGCGTAAATCGATCGATCTAGCATGCTTGTTTACCTTCTCTGATATAAGACGTATGCAAGGTGGTGTTAGTTATAACATTTGTATCTATGATGAGCTGTTTGATTCGTCGTTTGATGAGAGAGGTGTTGAATTGGTAACTGAGATATTACAAGAACGTGTTGAAGAGCTTGATGAGTGTTGTATAATTATTTCACATAGAAAAGAATCCATTAAAGCAGTTACCGGTGATGTAATTTACCTTCAGAAAGAAAATGGTATCACCCGTAGGGTGGACTATGTAGAACTTTAACCTATATATAATGATGATTAATCCTAATCCGAGTCCGTTTATTAATCCCTCCCCATATGTAAACCCTTTACAGCAACAGCAGCAACAACCAGCTGTTAAGAAGACAAGAGAGCCTAGAGAGAATAGTATGCCGCGGTATATTAACTACTTGGCTGACCTGAGTGGATGTGGACACTGGCGGATCTTATGGCCAGAACAAGTTATTAATGCTACTGGTAGGGGTGTATCACATTCAATTACAGCAATGGTTGCTGACCCACGGTTTTATAAGAATGTTAAAGCGGTAAAGTTACAGAGGCAGGCATCATCATCACAGAAAAAGTTTGTTGAGTATCTTAAGAAGGTACAACAAGAACACGGCTTTAAGATTATATATGAAGTTGATGATGTTGTGTTTAAAGAGGACATTCCTGACTACAATAAGTTTAAGTATGCATTTGATAACGACGAGATACGACAGAATTGTATCGACATTATTAATATGTGTGATGAGGTAACAGTAACTTGCCCGTTTATGAAAGAGTTGTATCAGGAGAGAACTGGTCAAAAAAATATTACTGTAATACCTAACTTTGTTCCTGATTTTTGGATGGGTAACTTGTTTAATGGTAAAGAGGTTGCAACGCAATTTGAAAAGAATAAAAAGAAGCCGAGAATACTTTACACAGGTTCCGGAGCGCATTATGATGTAGAGAATAAAACCGGTGGTAAGGATGACTTTACACTCGTAAGAGATTTCGTAAGAGCGACTGTTGATAAATATCAGTGGATCTTTGTAGGTGCGTTTCCACCACAACTGCATGACCTTGTTCAAACGAAGAAGATAGAATTCTACCCATGGCAGAATCTACTAATGTATCCAAAATTTATAGCTAGCTTGAATGCGCAGATGATGGTTGCACCACTTGAAGATAATAACTTCAACAAAGCAAAGTCTGATATTAAGTTTATTGAAGCGTGTACATTGGGCATACCATGTCTATGTCAAGATATGGAAACATACTCTTCAGCACCCGAAGCATTAAGATTTAAGACCATTGAGGAATTTGCTGATAAAATTAACACTATTCTTAACTGGAAGAATCGTAGTAAGTATTACGGTAATATTCACAAGCTTCGTGGTATTGGTGAGCAAAGAACTTTAGAGCTTGATCAAAATATAGGTGCGCATTTAGAGGCACTTAATACACCATTTGGCTCACCAGACAGAAAACTGCTTGATAAGTGGAATTAGAGAGCTATAATATATATAATGTCGTATAGAAACATTGTATATAATAGTCGCGAAGGTATATGTTCGTTGTTTACCTGGGATGAGGATGGTAATAGAATAGTACGTACTGCATCATTCGAGCCTTACTTGTATGTAGAGGATCCTCGGGGTGATAAGACGTCTATTTACGGTACAAAGGTTATAAAGCGGTCGTTCGATAATATTTTTAATCGTAATAAGTTCCTACAAGACTCAGGCGTTAAACGAGTGTTTGAAAACTTACCTGGTCCGCAGCAGTTCTTGCTTGATAACTATTGGCAAGAAAATGAAAAGCCTGAGTTCTCAAAGAACCCGCTTAAGGTTTGCTTCTTTGATATTGAGACCTTTAGCCCAGATAGCTTTCCGGATGTAGATAACCCAACTCACCCTGTAAACGTAATTACATGCCATGACAACTTGAGTAATAAGTTCTACACATTTGGTCTTAATCCATATAAAGGTAATGTAGATGAAAACGTTATCTACACACACTGCGCAGACGAGCAAGAGTTGTTTATTAAGTTTTTAGAATACTTAGAGCAAGATTATCCGGATGTTTTAACTGGCTGGAACACGGAAGGCTTTGATATCCCGTATATTATTAACCGAATCGAGCGCGTACTTGGTAAAGAGTATGTAAATCGATTGTCACCATTAGGTGGTACTTTCTTCAGAGTAATGCGCGGTCAGTTCGGTCAGGAAAAGAAGCGTTACTATATTGATGGTATTGCCTGTATTGACTATCTAGATATCTACAGACGTTTTTGTCTTAAGTTGCGTGAGTCGTATAAACTAGATGCAATTGGTGAGATTGAACTCGGTCAAAAGAAGGTTGACTTCGGTGATATGAGTATTGCTGAGCTATCACAAAAGGATTGGGATCTGTTTGTTGACTACAATATTCAAGACGTTAATCTACTTGTCAAATTGGAAGAAAAGTTACAATATCTCTCACTACTTCGAATGCTATCATACGTAGGTCTAACTACACTAGAAGGAGCAATGGGTACGATTCAGGTTATTAACGGTGCTTTGAGTATTCGTGCACGTAATAGAGGCGAGATATTATCTACCTTTGTAAGACCGATGACTGAAGGTAAGAACCCGGGTGCATATGTTGCAGAACCTAAAGGCGGCTTTAAGAATAATGTAGTATCCTTTGATGCTAACTCCCTATATCCTAACGTAATGATATCACTTAACACATCACCTGAGACGAAGGTGGGTAGGGTTGATGTTGTTGATGATAATGTTGTTATTCAGCACGTATCAGGTAAGCAGTTTAGTCTATCAAAGCCGGCGTTCTCAAAGTTCCTGAAAGACGAGCAGTGTTCCTTATCTAAAGCTGGCTTTATGTTCTCACAAAAGAAGAAAGGTATCATACCTGAGTTTCTAGAATATTATTACGATAAGCGTGTTGAGATCAAGAAGAAGCTATTCAAATCAAAACAGCAGCATAAAAAGGATCCGTCGAATACCGAGTTAAAGTATGAGGTTGAGAGGCTTAATACTGAGCAGATGGTTATTAAGATTCTTGTTAATAGTTGTTATGGATACATGGGTAACAAACGCGCTCCTATTGGAGATGATGATATTGCTTCGTCGGTAACATTAACCGGTCAAGCAGTTATTAAGCAGTCAAATGAGTATATCAAGGAATTTCTCAAACAAGAGTTACCTGATATATCTGACTACGATCTTGAGCAGTGTATTGTATACAATGATACTGACTCTGGTTATATATCAATTGCTCCGCTAGTTGATGCAGGTATAATTAAGTTTTGGGATGGTAAAGATGTACATCAAGAAACGTACGATAAAATTCAAGAAATCGAAGACTATCTTAATGTAAATATTAACAAGTGGGCTGAAAAGGCAATACTAACTCAAGATAGTCGGTTTGTATTTAAGCGTGAGTGTATAGCTGATGTAGGTATCTTCTTGCAGAAGAAAAGGTATGTTATGCATATTTTAGACGACGAGGGTATCAAGGAAGATAAGTTTAAGTATACTGGTGTTGAGGTTGTACGTACTACAATGCCTAATGCTATCAAGCCATACGCAAAAGGTATAATCGAGACTATGCTTACGACTCAGTCGTTGCAGGCTACAAATAAAATACTAAACGAGTCGTATGATACGTTTAAGTCTCTTGCTCCAGAAGAAATATCGTTCGTTATGGGAGTCAAAAACTACGATAAATATGAACCGCAATGTAATGGGTTTAATACTTGTAAGGGCATGCCTATACACGTCAAGTCATCGTATTTTTATAATCAAATGCTACAGCGACTAAACACCGGTAACAAATACGAAGAAATTACTTCAGGTGATAAGGTTAGGTATATGTATGTTGAGCAGCCGAATAAGTACGGATTAAGTACGATTGGATTTAAGTACGATTTTCCTACAGAGTTTGCTGAAACGTTTAAGCCAGATTACGAAAAGATGTTTGAGAAGATTCTATTTGAATCGATAAAGAGGTTCTATGATAATATTGGTTGGGTTATTCGTAAGCCATCTAACAACGTTCAAACAGAACTTTTTGATATATTTGCATAATAACATTACCGGTATAAATAGATATATGTCAGAATCATATTTAGATCGTCCACAAGACGACAACACACCAAAAGCTCACCCTGCTTTTAAGCGAGGTAAAATCACCGGTGTAGTAACTATACTAGCAGTAATTAGAAACGTTATTATTGGAGCAGATACAGGTGCAGGAGAAAATGTTTCTCCACAGGTAGAGTCAGTACGGAGAGCAGTGCTAGAATTAGTGCAAGCACTTGAAGCAGATACCAGTAAGGACTCTGCTAAAGCACTAACAAAGGCAAAAAGCCTAGTTGCAAGTATTAAAATGTAAGCTATAATTTATATATCATGTCAGAGATTATTACAATATCAGATCATATCGGCCGCACAGTAGTTGGAGAAAAAGTAAGTGAAGATAAAACTACACTTACACTTAAGAATCCTATTATTGTTCACGTACATCCAAACGCTGAAGATGGAAATCTTCAAGTACAATCGTTTCCATATATTTTTATGGAGTTGATTAAAGGCGACAAGGACAAAAATAACTGGACGTTTAATAAGTCCGCAATTGTTGTTTCGGATGTAGAGCTTGATGATAAGCTTATTCAGCAGGTAACACAGATTAATACTCCAAAACCTCCTGAGTCAGAAGAAGAACCAGAAGTGGTAAAGCTTTTTAGTGAAGAGTAGCCTATATAGTATAAATTAATTCAAGAGTCAAGTGGTTTACTGCTTGACTCTTTTCTTTTGTATGCTATAATACGATATATGGATAAAGATATCGAAAGCGCCTTATCAGAGATTGATAAAATTAACCCCTTTGCAACATACTTGAGCGATAGCACTCTGAGTAGAGTTGGTGGTTGGATTGATACAGGCTCGTATGT